TCAAGAAAATAATTCTCTGACACGTTGACCTTGCTCTTTTTTATGTTCTTCTAGTAAATGTGAATAGGTTTCTAACGTAATAGAAATTGACGCGTGACCTAGTCGTTTACTTATATATTCAATTGGCAAGCCTTTGGATAATAAATAAGATGTGTGCGTGTGTCTTAACGAATAAGGGGTTATATTTTCATTTTCTAAACCCACTTGTTTTTTAGTGTGATTAAACGATTTTTTTATAGCATTGTGACTTAATTTGAAAAGTTTACCGTCAATTCGTCGTGGTAATTTAGTTAGTTTTGAATTTATCAATAGAACATCTTTAGTCGATACTTCTACATCACGTTTGCTATTTTTGGTTTTGGTTCCTGGCAAATGGATTATACCTTCACTTTTGTTCAAATCTTTATATGTCATATTGATTAAATCACTATATCTTGCACCAGTAATCGCTAGTAAATACAAAAATATATAACTTTGTTCATTTCTACTTTTAAAATAATCTAACATCGCTAAATAATGCGTGATACTCATATATTTGTATCGTTCATCTTTAGCTTTAACAGTACCGTTTATAGCTATGTTATATGTTGGGTCTTTTTTGATATGACCGTCATACACTGCGTCTTTTAAGCATTGACTTAAACAACCGTTTACTTTACGCACTGTTTCATCTGCGTGTCCTTCCCCAAACCTATTTAAAAATTTTTGATATTCTGATCGTGTAATGTTTTTGAGTAACATATTCTTGCCAAAGTATTCATTAAATAATCTTAAAGACCTCTCATACCAATAAAACTGCATAGGCGATACTTTCTTTTTATTCTTAATGATTAACCACTCGTTATAATAATCTTCAAATTTTTTATTATCTTCAAATTTGCTACCATCTTCTAAATCTCTGATTAAACGTTGTGCTGCATTTGTTGCTTCTGCTTTCGTTTTAAATCCAGATTTACGCTTTTTACCAGATTTAAAACTAGGATGTTTTACATCATACTGCCAGCTTGTTGAGTTCTTATTTTTACGTTTTGTTACTGTAAAAGATGCCATTTCACTCATTCCTCCTCAAAAAAGGTAAAAAATAATAAGGGTAGACGGGCTACCCTAAAAATATTATTGTTGTACTACTGCTTCTTGTGCTTCTTGTTGTCTTTGCTTCCAACTATCATACCCTTCGTTTTCATTAACCCAACCGGGACCACCAACGTGTGCATTTGGATCGTTTCTTACTTTTTCACTTGCTTCTTTAGCAGCTTCATAATCTCCGCGTCCATATCCCATTTGAGATTCATCATGTGTAGTAGGTTTATTTTTATTCCATTCGTTAATTTCATCTTGTGTCATATAATCATTGTTATTTTGTGGTTGTTGATTACTACTTTGTTGTTGGTTATTGTTAGTTTGTTGCTGGTTGTTTTGTTGCGTTGGTTGAACTGTCTTACCTTGTGGACGTTCATTATTACCGTTAGCATTTTGAGTTTTCCTGTTATCGTTTTTAGATGTGTCTTCAGATTGGTTGTTAGCAGTATCATTATTACTATCATCTGAACTAGCTTGTTGTTTATCATCATTAGTGTTTTTGTTCGATTTATCTTTGTTTTCTAATTTTTTATCTTTCTTTGGATCATTAGACTTTTTGTCTGATTTACTTTCTGACTTTTTATTATCATCTTTATTCGAGTTATCCTCATCTTGTCCGCATGCACCTAATACTAATAAACTGGCAAAAATTAAAAATAGAACCTTTTTCATTTTACATTTCCCCTTTGTTATATTTAATTGTTTGTAATATCTTCAACAGCTGAATAATCTACAGTTTTTAATTTACTGACATCTATTTTCTTACTGCCAAGTTTTTTGCCTTCTGTTCCTTTAGTAGCTTTAAGCGTTACTTGCTTATCGTTTTCTAACTCATAAGTGATAATACCTTTAGCAGTTTTACCTTTCTTAATCACATCGCTGTTGTGTTTGTCCCATTCTTCGAATTTACCAGTATTAGGCGTTGGACCAACTTCAAGTTTACTTTCGGTGTTTTCGCTATCTTGAACGGCCTCCATTGACGCAATCCAAACATTCATTGGCGTTATTTGTTCCTCTCCATCTTTACTTTTAACCTCGTATTTAAATGCTAATAATTTCTTTCCGTTATCCGAATCCTTATCGTTAACTAAAAATGTGTCTTTTATTTTTAAAACAGCTTGATCAAGAACTAAAGTATCATTAGTGAATTGTACTTTGTTTTCATCAACGGAAGTCGACTTTTTCGAATTGCTATTGTTGTTACTACATGCCGCTAAAACTAAGAAACAAGATAATAAAATAAATAAGACTTTTTTCATTCTACATTTCTCCTTTACTATACATCTTTATATTCAAACACTCGTAACGGCTCAAACTGAATAACATATTTACCGCACCGAGTGGAATAACCATACTTTTGCTTATAATGTGTAATACTTTGTAGGACAAAACTTTCTGTAACTTCAAAAAAATTAGCAAGTTCATATAGATTATGTATGCCTTGCAAAAAAGCGTTTATTAGTTCGTTAAGAGGTATTAGAATTTCACAAGCTAATCTACGAGCCTTTAATTCATATTTTCTATTTTGTATGTCTTTATCATCGAGTATGTTCCCATAAGTAATTTCATGATGTGCTAGTTCTTCTGCTAAAGTTTCCAACTTTATTGTAGTAGGGCGATTACTATTAATAAATATTTCGCCATTCATATAGAAACCAGACATAAACTTAGGTATACTTCCAGTTTCATTTATAGATATGTAATCGTACTTTTTTAATAAATCTTCGTATCTCCCCATACAAAACACACCTTATTTTTTTCTATTTCTGATAAATTGAATAAATTGTTCTACTTCTTTTTGTTCATCTTCTGTCAAATCTGAATAATCTAAATGAGCAGCCATAGTATCTTGTTGTTTGTTTTCATATTCACCAACCCCTAAAAGGTACTCCGGTGTAACATTCAAAGCACGCGAAAATTCGTTTACTTTATTTAAAGGAAATTGAGAAGTTTTATTTAAATATCTCGAAACAGAAGATTTAGCAATATTCAATCTTCTAGCTAATTCGCTCGTCGATAAATCGTTTTTATCCATCAACTTAGTTACTAATTCGATAATTTCGTCATTATTTCTCATGTTATCCTACCTCTTTTTAACGTTTTATTTTGGGAACAATTAGATTATAGCATTGTTTCTTAAAAGGAACAATATAAATTTTAAAATTTTACTTAAATAGGTAGAAAGTAGGATAATATGGGCTTTTTAAAGAATAATGAGATTTAACTGTTGCAATACTGGAACGAAAGTGTTAAAGTTAAATTGTTCCAAAAAAGGAACAGTTAGGGGGTGCCTCCATGAAGTTGAATCTCGATAGATTAGCGAAAACTCGGAAGCGAAAAAAGAAAACGCAAGATGAAATAGCTACAGCTTTAGGTTTTCAATCTAGATCAGCATATTCAAAAAGAGAAAACGGAGTTGTTTCTTTAGGTGCTGATGAATTAGCAATTATTGCTGAACTTCTTGATTATGATATAACATATTTTTTTGATTAAATCGTTCCATAAATAGAACGATAGGTTGCGTAGGAGGAACAAATATGAACGATAAAGTAATTGCTATCAGATATTTGTCTATCGAACTAGGTAAGAGTGATAAGGAAATCGGTGATTTCTTAGGAGTTCACCGTTCTAATATCACTCATTATAGAAAAAACAACAATATACCAAAACCTACCACTGTTGGAAGACAAGGAGAGTTAGCGACGATTTCAAGATTAAGAAAATTAGATTTTGAAGTCGAAGACCTTAATTTAATTGATAAATCATCAAGATACGACCTATTAGTTAATGAAAAATTAAAAATAGAGGTTAAGTCTTCCAAGAGAGGGAGAGATGGCCGGTTTAGATTTAGTTTTGCCAATAAACGTGAGAACCAATGTAAAACGTCTGAAAGTGTTTTGAGATTAAAAAATGGAAGGACAGTTAAAAATTATCAAAAATTTGCTGACTACTTCATTTTTGTCGGTATCGATGATGATGTTTACCACTTTTGGGTAATACCAACAAATTTGATTAAAGCAGGGCAACAAAATTTAACATTGAATGATACTTATAGACCGATATTCAAAAATAATTTTGCTTTATTGAGAGAAGGTGTGAAAAATGACACAAGAATATAGACACTTCTTAAATGTTAAAGATTTTCTTAAAGTAAGCGGTCTTTCGAAAGATGATTTCGAAAAGAAAGTTGCTAAGATACAAGAATTTAAAAAATTTATCTATAAATTTGAAGACAGTCGCAAACGTTACATCAAAGTTAAACCGGCATTGGAGTTTATCGAAAATAATTTGATGATTAGCGAAACTGATTTATAAAGGGGTGATAAGAAATGACTATCAAAGACAAAACAATATTAATCGCAGGAATGATGTTCAACGTTACTTTCTTTTTAGCGATGATGATGAGCGTATTCATAACTAACGCATTAGCGATAGGTATGGTTGCGTCAGGAGTAACTTATCTGTTTTTCGACAAATTATTTTACGCACAAAAAAAGACCGAAAGTCGCTGCAACGACTAACAGTCAAACACTTAACAAAAATTTCATCTTAATCATATAACGGGAGGCACATATATGCAAGAGGTAACTATATCTTTAAAAGAATATAACAACTTGCTCAAAGACAGTAGAGATTTAATGTTAGTTAGTTTAGAAAACAAACATCTAAAAAGACAACTAGATACTGCTAACGAGCATATCAAAGATTTAAACGACAACATCAATTTATATATAAGCCTATATCAAAGCGCAGATGCTAGAGCAGACAGAGCAGATAAACGACTGGAGGAGTATATCGATGCGAGAGCCAATATTAAATTGTGAAGTAGAATATCGCATCAAAGATAATTACTTTGGACGTTGGATCACTAATAAACCTACCGCTCAAGAATATGCTAATTACAACGCTTTAAGAAGTAATGCTCGTAAATTCAACGGTTTAGACGAAATCGATATAGATTGGGATAAACACTTGATTGAAGTATCGAGAATTGAAACGAAAGAAACACGAAAAGTATACAATTTTGAAGATTTGGAGGAGGTAAACGATGGCTGAACAACTTAATTTATTCCAAAAGATAGCAGATGTTAAAGCTAATATTGATGGTTTTACTAAAGACACCAAAGGTTACAACTATTCTTACGTAAGTGGCTCTCAAGTCCTTCATAGAATAAGAAACAAGATGATTGAACATAATTTATTACTTGTACCATACACAGAAAATGAAGAAGTAACTGAAACCACAAATGCGAAAGGTAAGCCAGAACATATTGTTAAATTGAAGCTGACTTATAAATGGATCAACTCAGATAATCCACAAGAAATTTTAGAAGTACCTTTCTTCGCAGTTGGTCAACAGGACGACGTATCTAAAGCGCATGGTACTGCATTAACTTACGCAGAAAGATACTTCTTAATGAAATTCTTCAACATCCCAACTGATGAAGATGATGCAGATGCAAAAGAAAAGCAAGAGAGATATGCAACATCAAATAATCAATTGAAACAGTTACTTAGACAAGAAGCAGATAGTTTTATCGAAATTGCTGAAAGAAGTAATGCTGCAAGCAAATATCAAGAACAGATAGAAAAATTAAAAAATATGAACGTAAATGATTTAAACAAGCAACAAATCAACGTTACAAGACAACAAATTAATAAATGGCTTGGAGGAATTAAAGAATGATAAACAGAGTAGTTTTAGTAGGTAGATTAACGAAAGATCCAAACTTTAATGAAGGTAATGTAGCGAATGCAAAATTTACATTAGCAGTAAATAGACCGTTTAAAAACAAAAATGGCGAACAAGAGGCTGATTTTATAAACGTAGTAGCTTTCAGACGACAAGCAGAAAATGTAAATAATTATCTATCAAAAGGACACCTTGCTGGAGTAGACGGTCGTATTCAGACGCGCAGCTATGAAAAAGATGGTCAACGTGTATTCGTAACGGAAGTTGTGGCTGACAGCGTTCAATTTTTAGAACCAAAGAATAGTAATCAACAAAACACCCAATCTCAACAACAACGAGGACAAGTACCAGCAGGCAATAACCCTTTCGGCAATAACAACGCAGATGTAGATGATGATGATCTACCGTTCTAGGACTGATGTAGATGCCAATTATTAAAAATTACATTACTCAAGATGACGGTACAACTACCGTTGTCATTGAGGGTGTAGATATAGACAATAAAACATCGTTATTACTCGATAACGGACTAGAAGTTGAATGTGAAGTTAAAGCTATTGATCCATTCCTAATCACTGATAAGCAGCGTCGAAAAGTGTTTGCTCTCTGTAACGATATAGAGGCTTATACAGGGCAACCCAGAGAGTACATGAGGGAAATGTTCCAAGATTATATAACGTTTCTAAATGGCTATGATGAACGCTTGTCATTAAGTAAATGTTCAAGAGAACAAGCCAGACAATTAATCGAAGTCATTCTTGATTGGGTGTTTCATAACAATATCCCACTTAACTATAAAACAAGCGACTTACTTAAAAATGATAAAGCATTTCTATATTGGTCTACGGTCAATCGTAACTGTGTTATCTGCGGTAAACCACATTCTGATTTAGCACATAGATATGCAGTAGGTAAAGGTCGTAATCGTAACAAGATAAATCATGTAGGCAATCAAGCATTAGCGCTATGTCGTTCACATCATACGGAACAGCACCAGATAGGAATGGACACATTCAATAATAAATATCACTTAACAGATAGCTGGGTTGATGTGGACGATCGACTAAATAATATGCTTAAAGGAGGTAGTGATATTGGCTGAAGTATCATGGATAAAATTAAAAGTCGGAATGTTTGATGATAGCAAAATTAAATATATAGAGGCATTACCAGAACGTGACACAATCATAACCGTTTGGGTTAAGTTGCTAACTCTTGCTGGTAAATACAATGAACAAGGTTACATCATGCTATCAGAAAACTTACCTTACAACGATGAAATGTTAGCTAATGAATTCAATCGACCTATTAATTCAATCAGATTAGCAATGAGAACTTTTGAAGAATTAGGAATGGTAGAAGAAGTCAGAGGTGCATACAAAGTTAAAAATTGGGAGAAACATCAAAGTTTAGATAGTAAAAGTAAGCATAACGAAAAGAATAGACTTCGACAACAACGATATAGAGAACGACAAAAACAAAACCAAATAGGAAATAACGTTACCGTAACGTTACGTAACGATACAGAAGAAGAAGAAGAAAGAGAAGAAGAATATAAGAATAAGAATAGAGAAGATAGAAGTAACGACGTCTTCTCAAAAGCAATTAATTATGTAATCACATTTTTAGATAATAACTTAACCCCTTATCAAATGGAACAGATAGGATATGCAGTCGACGATATAGGGGAACATGCTGATGAGGTTATCGAAATTGCTACTGATTACACGAAAGAAAAAGGGTGTCATGTTGGTTATTTAATTCAAGTTTTAAATAATTGGGCTAAAGAAAATGTGAAAACTAAAGAAGATGCTCAAAACAAAGTAAAACCTAAACAACAAGTAAAAGGAACTTTACTAGACGACATATTGAACGAGGAGTGATAACAAATGCCTATGACTAAAAAAGAGGCTGCAATCATTCTTAATAAAATCAATACTATTTACAATATGAAGTTCGATAGTGACGAACAAGTTTTGAAAGAATGGCTACACCTATTAATAAAATATGGGGACTATCAACCGACATTATTAAAAACAGAGCAATACATCAGAGAAAAGAAGTATAAACCTACTTTATCTGACATATTAGCTTATAAACCTAAAACAAAAGTGATTGACACGATACCTAAAGAACAAACTAAAGCATACAAATTACAGCATGACCCAGAATACAAAAAACGTCATGAAGAACGTAAGAAAAAATGGGCGCAGATGAAACAAGAATGGGGTGTTGTAGATGAAGAATATTGATGTTTTATCAACCGAACACTCTATTGTTTCAAATCTGATGAACTACCCTAAATTGTTAAGTAAGTTAAAACTCAAACCTGTAATGTTTACAGATGTTACTGCGCAAAAATTTATCGAGTATGTACTTGAACAAGGCAAAGTAGATGTAAACGAGATTTACTACAAAAGCAGAGAAGATGCTGAATTTATACCAACTAAGGTATTAACCCAATTGTATAACTCTAAAGGTACAGACAAAGTGTTTTTTATGCAGGATCAACTAAATATCTTAAACAACTACATTTTGAATAAGGCTAGGGTCGAAGTTAGCGAGTTTCAATCAGTACCAACAAAAGAGAATTTTACTTATCTAATCGACCAATTAAAAGGGTTAAGTGAGTTAAACATTGAGAAAGATAACCCGACAGACCAATTTCTAACAACTGTTATGGAAAACATCTTATCAGATACGCCTAAGACGTTTATAACGACGAACTTTAATAAGTTAGATGAAAAGATACATGGCTTTGAAGAAGGACAATTAAACGTGCTTGCAGGGCGACCTAGTACAGGCAAAACTGCCCTAGCATTAAATATGATTTGGAACCTGACACAACAGGGGTATCCGACTACCTTCTTCAGTTTAGAAACTGGAGGTAACAACATTGTTGAACGTCTAACGTCTGCGATATCTGGTGTGCCACTTTATAAGATTAAAAAGTCAGATGGGTTAAATGATGATGAAGTTGAAAGAATAATGTCAGCAATCAACGACATTAAACAACATAGCAACTTTAGAATTGAAGATCATGCTCAAATTACACCACAAGGTGTGAGAGAAATTGCTATGAGAGATAGCGATAAACCACAAATTATATGTATCGACTACTTGCAGTTAATGAAATCTGACTTGCCACAAAAAGATAGACGTTTAGAAGTTGAAAAAATTAGTCGTGATTTAAAAATTATAGCTAAAGAAACAGGTTGCTTAATCATTGCTTTATCACAATTAAGCAGGGGTGTTGAAAGTAGGCAAGACAAACGCCCTATGATGTCTGATTTAAGAGAGGCTGGGGGCATTGAGCAAGATGCGAACATGATATTCATGCTTTATCGAGATGACTATTACAACCGTGAAATCGCAGATGATGAAACTGGCAAATCAGATATTGAGTTAAACGTCGTAAAAAATAAAGACGGTGAGACGGGCGTTGTTGAACTTGAATTCTACAAAAAAACACAGAGGTTTTACTAATGATTATTGCAGAATTACAAACGTTGTTAGGCGACTTGTACCGTAACGATTACAAAGATGACCCAATCATTCAAAAAAGCATTTTAGAAATGGGTTGGGCAGTAGATAGATTATTAAAAAGTGAAGAAATAACTTTTTTTGATGATTACGATAACGTTAAATCAAAAATATTAGATGAAACAAAGTGGAGGCAAAGCGATGGGACTTATAGAAAATCAACCTAACGCATATAGCCTATATGAAAGCGACGGTTGGGAAATGCTTAGAGTTCTGCCTAGAGACGATGGCACTTTCAACTTAACTAACTTAGGTGGAATGGCAGATAAATATTTTAAGCAGTATGTGACAAAAGAAGAATTAGCTGAGATGAAACGTAAGCATAAATTATTTAAGCGAGAAGAACTCAAACATCAAACAACGATAGACGATTTCTTATTCTAGGAGTGAGCAAATGGAAGTACATTACAGTAGTAAATCAAATGAATGGGCTACACCTCAAAATTTGTTTGATGAGTTGAATGATGAATTCAATTTCACTCTAGATCCATGCGCAACAGATGAGAATGCTAAGTGTAGCAAGTATTTCACTATTGAAGATGATGGACTTAGTAAAGATTGGTCAAAAGATGTTGTGTTCATGAACCCACCTTATGGCAGAGAAATTAAGAAATGGATCAAGAAAGCATATGAAGAAAGTTTAAATGGAGCAACGGTTGTCTGTTTGATACCAGCAAGAACAGATACAACATACTGGCACGATTTCATTTTCGATAAAGCGAATGATATTAGATTTCTAAGAGGTCGTTTAAAATTCGGTAACAGTAAAAATAGCGCACCATTCCCAAGTGCAATAGTTGTATATCAAGGAGTGACAACGTGAGTAAATACAATGCTAAAAAAATTCAATATAAAGGTGTCGTGTTCGATAGCAAAGTCGAATGCGACTACTACCAATATTTAGAATGTAACTTAGGTAATGGATATGATCGTATCGAGTTGCAACCTAAGTATGAATTAATACCTAAACTCGATAAGCAACGTAAAACGGAATATATCGCTGACTTTGCACTATTCAAAAATGATGTGCTAGTCGAAGTGATAGACGTAAAAGGAATGCCAACAGAAGTAGCGAAGTTGAAAGCGAAAATGTTTAGACATAAATATCCGAAAGTAAAACTCACATGGATATGTAAAGCGCCTAAATATACAGGCCAAGAATGGATAACGTATGAAGAATTAAGCAAAGTACGCAAGGAGCGTAAGAAGGAGTTGAAGAGAAATGTCTAAATTAGCAGTTACATTCAAAATCGAAGGCACAGCTTACATTATTCCTGATAACGAAAAGCAGACGGAAGAGCAGGTGCTTGAGATGGCAGAGAAGTACCCAAACGAATTTGAGAAACACTTAGATATTAAAAAAGTAGAAAACGTTAGCGTTATATCAGAGGGGTGGAAGTGACATCATGCCGAAAGCGAAAAGAATTATGTACAAAGGTCAAGAATACACATTATCGAAAGACGAAATTAATCAAATGCGTAAAGGTAAGGTAACGGCCGATGCATTTGATGAACGTATCGCAAAGGGTTGGAACATTAAAGATGCGATTTATTTAAATCATAACTTTGTACCGTTTAAGAATGGTGTGTATCTAGCAGTACCAGTATTTAATGATACTTACTACATTAAAAGGTCAGATTTCGAAGATATGCGACAAAAACATAATCTAAGCACACAAAAAATATTCTCAAGAGTTAGAAAACAACCTATCGAAGAAGTTATACCGGAAGAATACACAATTTATGAAAAGGAAAGCGATGATGATATGAATTATTTAGCGGAACAGAGAGAGCGTGAGGAACGTATCAAAGCACGTGAGTTAAATAGATTAAAAGAGCGCAAGCCACATTTATTTAACGGTACACCACAAAAACATGTATTTGATAAATATTGCATTCACTTATTCGATAACAATGTATTTGCCAAAGTCAAAACAGATCAATACGGCAATGTGCAGAGGGGGTAGCGGAATGGAAAATGTAAGGGTAATTGATTTGAAAGTAGATAATATTGTTCAGTTCCAAGCATCGTTTAAAGGTATTACTGCTATGCAAACGGCCATAGTCAATCATGTGTATGCAAAAGAAAAAGGTTTGAAAACGGTTTGGTACGCAGAGGTAGAGAATGCAGGTGGTTATAAATTTACACTTACAGATAATGATGACTTTGTAAGAATTAATGAGCCGTTTACACGTAAAGTTGATATGCAGGAAGAACAAGACATGGTAAACGAACCGCCACATTATCAATTCAGTAAGTTCTCAGCACGAGTGATTATCGAATTAGTAGGTAAGACGTACAAATCAGCGTCAGTGTTTTATCACGTAGGGAATGCACTCAAATACTTAATGAGAGCGCCTAGAAAGAACGGCTTACAAGATTTAAAGAAAGCTAAGCAAAGCGTTGAATTCGCGATAGAGAATTGGGAGGGGTAAATAATGAAAATTAATATTGAAAATGATATTACAGCTGAACTTTTGCTACAAGGTATTAAATTTTATAGAGAAACGAATAAAGATAAAGAAGCGTGCAACAGAATAAAAGAATTAGAAGTACTACTTATAAATATAATGGGTTATTTAGGTTATCTCAGATATGAAACAACGACAGAATTTAATAATTTAAGTGGCAAAGATATCAGAAAGAAAATCGATGATTTAATTGTAAGTGTTGAAAATGAAATATATGAAATCAAAGAAGAGGACTGATGCTCGATGATCTATTTAGGTGGTGACATGCTAAGCATAGGACAACAGATGCGTCGTGAATGGGAGAAGCAAGAGTTACAACGATTAGGCTTTAAAGTTTACGCACCACACGACGATAAGGATATCAACGATAAAGCGAATGCTAAGCAAGATAAATTAGCAGAACGTATTGTGTTCAATGACACATTAGGCATGGAAACAAGCGATGTAATGATATTCGATTACTTACCTCATGCACAAGGTACAATTTGCGAAATGGGGTATGCACAGCACCTCAAAAGAGCAAGTGAGAAGGATATTAAGATTTATGTTCAATGTACTGACATTAGACAAGGGACAGGACATATTTCAGACGAGCAAGACCGAGCAGAGTTCAGTATCAATCAATATGTGTATGGCGTAATTATGGATATCACTGATGGTAGAGGTGTTCAGACCTTTGATGAGATATGTAAAGAGTTGGTGAACGCATGAAATTCATAGATATATGTAGTGGTATAGGTGGTTTTCGTTCTGCATTAGAGAAACACGGTCATAATTGCGTAGCATTCGCAGAAATAGATAAGTTCGCAAAGCAAAGTTATAGAGCGATATATGATACAGAGAATGAAATAGATATAGGGGATATTACGCAAGTTAGTGATGAATATTGGCAACAGTTTAAAGGTAAGTGCGACATTATCGTGGGTGGAACACCTTGCCAATCATTCTCTATTGCAGGCAAAAGAAAAGGTTTTGAAGATACGAGAGGGACAGTGTTTTTTAGCTATGTTAATGCAGTCAAGAATGTTGAGCCTAAATATTTCATCTTCGAAAACGTAAAAGGTCTTATCAGTCACGATAAAGGAAATACGATACGAACAATGCTATTAGCATTTGATGAAATCGGTTATGAACTAGATTTTGATATTTTCAATTCTAAATGCTATGGAGTGCCACAAAATAGAGAAAGGATATATATCGTTGGAAGAAAGAAAGACGAAAGCAATATCAATTATGGACAACAAAACATATTCGAATATATTTGAGGTGATTGTATGAAAAATCAATTATATGAAGAAATGTACAGATTTTATTTAAAGGGATATTCATTACAAGAAGTGGCGAAACAATTTGGACTTACTAGACAAGCTGTTTATACAGGCTTTAAAAGAAGAGGATTTAAGTTAAGAAGTAAGAATTTTAATAAATTCGTTGTCTATGATGGTAAAAAATTCACTCTTAGAAATAATGGATATTATGGTTGTACTACTGGAAAAAGAGAATTACTACACAGATATAAATACGAAAAAGAAGTGAGACCAATATTAGATGGTTGGGATATACATCACATAGATCATAACAAACTTAACAATGATATAGATAATCTTGTGGCTTTACCTAAAAGTATTCACGCATGGTTATTCGCAGAAGGGAGCAATCAATATGTCGAAAAAACTGCAGGAGTTGAAAAAATGGGCCTCGTTGAACATTACATTAACCAATTTGTTGCCAATAAATACTACGTGTAATGTTACAACACGACTGATTGACATCTTAGAAATTGATGTAGACGAAAGTTGCTTTTTGTCAGAGTCAGGTTATATCGCTAAAGAAAAATATGGACGTATGGGCAAACAAGCTGTTGAAACTATAAAAGAAAATATGGAAGAAATACGTGATGGTTACACAATTAATGCTTTTAATAAAACAATTGATAAAAGCGGTTTAAGCCCTACACTAACCACAAGACCGGAAGGGTTCAAAACAGCTATTTTACCGATTACTAACAATTTACGCATTCGCAAACTAACGCCTTTAGAGTGTTGGAGATTACAGGGCTTTTCAGACGAGCAGTTCTACAAAACTAAAAATGCAGGTGTAAGTAATAGTCAGTTATACAAACAAGCAGGTAATGCAGTAACTATTAATGTCGTAGATGCGATTGTAGGTGAGTTGGAATGATATTATCCAACACAATCAACCAACGATATCGCTACAACACACATTGCAAGACACCTACACAGATACAACAGGAATTACGCAAGCTAGGTGTCAAAGGCTTTGTGGTTAAGGTGGCAGGAAATAGAGTGACGATGAAAGTTAGTGAGTGTGACATGAAAAGGAACAGGGAGTGTGTAAGGAATGGCAGAAGTAACTAAAGAACAATTATTAGAATTTATTAGAAACAATGACTTAGATTTAGACGAAAGCTATCCACGTAGTGATTGGTGGAAGTTTAGAAATGAACGTGACAGTTTCCGTAAGCAACGTGATGAACTCATCAATGATATGGCAGAAACGAAAAGAAAGGCAGAGGCGTTTGATGAGATAGATGATTTAATCGTTAACGGGACATTAAAAGATAGAGAGCCAAATGCAATATTTCAAAACATCTGTCATGTAATTATAAATTTAAAGGAGCGTGGTAGTGATGAGTGAACAAACTATACTCCTTGATGAAAATGACTTACTCAGTTTATTAAATGGTGGCAGTTTTCATACATTGGTCGGTAACCAAAAAGTAGTTATTAAGCAGTCGTTACTTAAACCAGCATTAGCACCTATGTTGAATTACCGATATCAAATAGTTGATACAAAAACAGAACGTGAACGTTTATCAAGAATGGTATCACATTCAATTAATTCAAATATTGGAGGAACAATAAATGACAAACGTAATTAAATTTGTAGGTAAATCAATAATTAGAACAGTAGTCACTAGAATAGTTAAGGACTTAATTGCAGCATATAAATTTACAGAGTATGCAAAAAGAGAACAATCAAAAGAAGAACAAGCTTTTTTCAGAGCGTGTAACAGAATAGGAATGTCTGATATTCAAATATATCGTTTATCACAAATTATGGAAGAAGAAACGGAGAGAAAATAATGTCAATTTTACCAATTAAATTATTATCAGAAAATGCAATCTTGCCAACGAGAGCAAATCCAACAGATAGTGGATTAGATTTATATGTCGCAGAAGATACAACAATTCCAGCACATAGTACAGTCGTAGTACCAACACACATTGCAATTGATTTAGCATATGGATATGAGGCGCAAGTGAGACCACGTTCAGGTAATTCACTTAAAACTAAGTTACGTGTAGCGCTTGGAACAATTGATCACACGTATAACAAAGAAATTGGAATCATCACAGACAATATCAGTGATGAGGCAATCGTAGTTAAAGCAGGCACACGTTTAGCACAGTTAGTCGTTACACCAGTGATGTTGCCAGAGCCAACGGAGGTGCAAGAGTTTGACGAAGAATCAGAACGTGGAGCATACGGAAGCACAGGGGAGTAAGGACATATATCAACGTGTAAAAGAGGTGCTGGGGAAGTGACAGAACTAATTTTAATTATTATAGCCTTACTATTATTAGTCAGTTCGGCAGGAATGATTGTCAAAATGTATTTAGAAAATACCAAAGAAGAACGTGAATATAAAAGAATTGCAAAGAAAACTAGAAACAAACGCAAAGAGTTTGAAGAACGTAAAAGAAAACAATTCGAGAATAACAAGCTGGATAAGGAGTGAGTGGGAATGGAAGATAATCAAAATGACAAGAAATATATTATTGAAATAAAGAGTGGCTTGTATGTATCAACAAATGCATTTGGAAATGTATACAGTTTCACTAAAAACATAGAAGAAGCTATTAAAACTTCTTATTTAGATAGTGCTATGGATATTGCAGAACGCTGCTATGGTACTGTCAAAGAATACAGAATGAAACATGAGATTTTAGAGGTTTTAGAATAATGCAATACCTAATCAGAGAATTCACAGATAGCACAGGTCACATTCACATGGATATAGAGAAAGCACGTACAAACGAAACTCTCTCTATTGTGGAGGCGGAGGATAAGGAAGAAGCGAAAGAGATATATGAGGAGATGAACAATGGCTAAAAGACTTAAACATGATATTTATAGAGCTTTGGGAGAATACATTATCAATAAAGATTCTAGATTACTGAATGAAGAACAACTAAAAGTAGCTAAAGAGTATGAACCTATATTGACAAAAATGTATGGCAAAGTATTAAGAGAAGAAAGGAAACGTAAAATAAAAGAATTCGTTAAACAGATACCTGAATATATTTTGTCTTTTATTTACGCATTAATGTATTGGATCACAATACCTTTTGATTACATTGGCGATAAAGCAGACGATTTGAGAGTGTCTTATGGTAATAATCGTGGTTATGCTCGTTTTTCAAAGGCACTAGAAGAATTAAACGAGTATGCTTATAACAAAGTTTTACCACATTTAGAAGAAAAAGAAACTGATGATATGACAGAAATTCATCAACGGTTTTTAAAAGACAAAGGTATTGTAAGAGAACCGATAAAAAAGTGAGGAGTGAACGGAATGTTTAAACGCATACTAAAAATATGGTTCATCATCGCATTGTATGAACTAAGCAAATATATAACTAACGAACTTATCGTTAAGTTGCAGAGTGAAGATGATGTGGATACTGCACCTAAGGACTTTGCTAGTGAGAGTGATCAATACGATATTAACGGAATTAAAGGAGAAGGTGAGTGAATGATGGAATGGTTTCAGTTAATTGCGATTGCTATTCTGTCTATAATGTGGGCGGTATCAACGTATAAATGGGTAGGTGCAGAGAAGAAAGTTAAAGAGTTAGATAATAAAAACACAGGTTTGTTATACGATAGAAAATGTTTGCAAAGAAAGTTAGTTGAAATGGAAGATAAAGATAATAAATGCAACATAGGAAAATACGTGGTCGAGTTAAATGACGAAGTATATTTAGTGAAAAAATATATAAACATTTACGGAAATACATGTATTATCACTGACAACATATTTGAAGCCTTATCTTACGACGATTTAGATTCAGCTAAAGAAGATGCGCGTAATTTTAACGGACGTGTACTACAACACAAACCTAATTTAGAGGTAGTGAAATGACTTATTGGATAGTATTGGTACCTATTGCTTATCTCGTTTGGATAATAGTTAAAAGTAAAATGGAGGAATGAATTGTGACGTTAAGACGCTCTACACAGATTTATTTAGAAAGCGAATTAAGCAATTACAAGTATATTGATAAAGATATTGCGCGTGTACGTGAGGAAGTACTCAACCCATGGCAACCGACTGATACAAATATCGGTGGAGAACACGTACACAGTAATATAAGCGTTACGGAGATAAAAGCGACAAGAGTAGTAAATGATAGACGTTTATCACAATTAGCAAGAATGAAATCAGCAATTGAAGTAGTATATCATTCTAGTACACCGGAAGTTCAAAAGTTAATGGAACTATATTACTTCAAGAAACCTAGAACATTAAATCTTACAGGTGTTGCGCAGGAGATATGCGTTAGTAAGTCGACTGCGTATGATTTAAGAAAAGATTTATTAACTCGTTTAGCTGATGAGTTAGGTATTATTCATTAATTTTGGAAAAGTTCTGGAAAAATAACATCAACTTAACCTATATAATGATATTGTGGCTACGGAAATAGTCATAACATACTCCTTTCTATTTAGTTACGTGAGAAAGTCTTCCTAAGCTTTTCAAATATTGAGGCCTATCTGAGAGAACACTCAGGTAGGTTTTTTATTATAAATTTATAGAGTTATTAACGCAAAGTAGGTGGTAGTATAAGATGACTGAATTAAATAAACGACAAAGAACATTTGCAGAAGCTTACGCAATACCCGGAACTGAATGTTATGGCAATGCTACTAAGTCAGCTATTTATGCTGGTTATAAAGAAAGCAGAGCAGAAGTTACTGGAAGTGAATTAGTAAGAAATAGTAAGGTACAAGAATATATCAAGGGGGTAGAAGAAAAACTCTTTGATAAGCAAATAATGAGTGCCAAAGAGGTTTTGTATCGCTTAACTAATACAGCAAGAGGTAATACGGTAGAAATAGAACCGGTAGTAACAAAAAAAGGTGATTATAAACTCAACCCTTCTACTGAAAAATATAATCTTGTATATGATGAAAGTATTGAGTTAGTTAAAAAGCCACCTAAGATAAGCGATCAGAATAAAGCATTAGAATTATTAGGTAAATATTATGTGATGTGGACTGATAAACAAGAAGTCACTCAACGTAATATCGAAATTAACATAGGTGATTACAATGACGAACCTTAAACTTAATTTTAATCACCCAGAAAAAGTATTCAACAAGAATATATTTGAGATACTAACGAACTACGAAAATTTCACCGAAGTACATTATGGCGGAGGCTCAAGTGGTAAGTCGCATGGAGTTATTCAAAAAGTAGTTCTGAAAGCATTAATGAAATGGCCTGTACCTAGACGTATCTTGTGGCTTAGAAAAGTACAATCAACAATCAAAGATAGTCTATTTGAAGATGTAAAAAGTTGTCTGATTGATTACGGTATATGGGATATGTGCCAATGGAATAAGACTGATAATAAAGTTGTGTTACCTAATGGTGCAACGTTTCTATTTAAAGGTTTAGATAACCCTGAAAAGATTAAGTCGATTAAAGGGATTTCAGACATTGTAATGGAAGAAGCATCAGAGTTTAAACTTAACGACTATACACAATTAACGTTGCGTCTAAGGGAACGTAAACACGACCATAAACAAATATTCTTAATGTTTAACCCAGTGTCTAAGTTGAACTGGGTATATAAGTATTTCTTTGAACACGGCGAAGATATGGAAAGTGTAATGATACGCCAATCTAGTTATAAGGATAATAAGTTTTTAGATAAAATCACTCGTGAAAACTTAGAGTTATTAGCTAAACGTAATCCAGCTTATTACAAAATATATGCGCTAGGACAATTCGCTACTTTAGATAAATTAGTATTCCCTAAGTATGAAAAACGATTACTTAATAAAGATGAGTTGAGACATTTACCTTCGTACTTCGGACTTGATTTTGGATATGTGAATGACCCTAGTGCTTTTGTTCATGTAAAAATAGATAAAAAAAATAAGAAGCTATATATCATTGAAGAATACGTTAAGACTGGAATGTTAAATGATGAAATTGCTAAAGCAATAAAGCAATTAGGTTACGTTAAAGAAGAAATCACCGCCGATAGCGCAGAACAAAAAAGTATCCAAGAAATTAAAAAATTAGGCATTGAACGTATTAAGCCTACTAGAAAAGGTAAAGGTTCGGTTGTTCAGGGGCTTCAATTCTTAATGCAGTTCGATATCATCATAGATGAGCGTTGCTTTAAGACGATTGAAGAGTTTGATAACTACACATGGCAGAAGGATAAGAATACTGATGAGTATTTGAATGAACCTGTGGATACTTACAATCACTGCGTAACAGGAGATACATTGGTAGATACTGTGGACGGTGCAATACCTATTCAAGACCTAGTTGGCACCACCGGAAAAGTTAATTGTCTGAATACTGAAACAGATATGCCAGATACCTCGATATATTACGATGTCAGAAAAACTAGAGAACAAGCACCTGTGTATGAGATAACAACAGAAAGTGGCAAAAAAATAAAAGCTACTAGTGACCATTTAATATTAACCACTGATGGCTGGAAAATGGTTGAAGAACTCCGTAATGAAGATGAAATTATAAAAGTTTTATAGATACTACTCGTTACACTTATGATATAATAATATCAAGAGGTGACGATATGAAGTATCAATATTTTAACGGCGTAAAATTTACTAGAGATGATAAAACTGGATATTACCTAAATTCTACTATCAGAAAAAGAATGCACAGATATGTGTGGGAATATTATCATGGCGAAATACCTAAAGGATATCAAATTCACCATATAGATCATGATAAAGCTAACAATGATATTAGTAACCTACAACCCATGATACATGGTGAACATGCTTCTTTACATGGTATGCAAAGAGCAAAAGAACATTACGATGAAATGATTGAAAATCTGAATAAAAATGCTAGACCTAAAGCGAATGAATGGCACGCTTCAGCAGAAGGTAGAAAATGGCATAAAAGTCATTATGAAAAAATGAAAGACAAACTATATGTTAAACGTGAATTCACTTGTGAGCAATGCGGACAAAAATTCGAAACACAAAACAATGGAGTGAACAGATTTTGTTCTAATAAATGTAAATCGAAATGGCGTAGAGAAGCTGGCTTAGATGATGTAGAAAGAGAGTGTATATATTGTGGTAGAACATTTAAAATCAACAAATACCGTAAGACAAGAACCTGCTCAAGAAGTTGTGCGAACAGACAACGAGCTAAAGACAGAAAAAATCAAATCAATAAAATTCCATAGTTACCAAGATGTTTATAATATGGAAGTAGAAAACCACCACAACTATTCTGTTGAAGGTGGTTTTATCATTCATAATTGTATTGATGCACTCAGATATAGTGTAGAGCGCTTCTACAAACCTGAAACTAACAAACGTTCCAACGTTAAAAAAAGTATTCAAACAATCAAATCAATGGGCTTATAAGGAGGGATAACGCTTGTTAAAAGTAAATGAATTCGAAAGAGATGCAGAGTACCGACAACATCGAGATAAGGTATATAGACGTGATGCAGTAGAAACATATCGTTACGACGGTAACTTAAACGATTTGCTAGATGATTACGATTTTATAAGTGAATGTATTGAGCATCATTTAGAGGCACAAGTACCTAGATTACAAATGCTTGACGATTACTATCAAGGACTTAACTACAATATCATGCGTAATCGTAGACGTAGAGAAAGACACTTAGCAGATAATCGTGCAGCACATGACTTCGCATCATACATTGCAGATTTTATTAACGGTTACTGTTTCGGCCATGCGATACAAGTACAATCAGAAGATGAAAGTACACAAGAGAAGATTAACGGACTACATAATCTAAACGACATCGACACGCATAACCGTTCAATTGGATTAGACTTATCTATCTTTGGTCGTGCTTATGAGTATGTTATTCGTAACCAAGATGATGAGGTTAGATTATACAAATCTGATCCACGCAACACATTTGTGATTTATGACAACACGATTGAACAGAATAGTTTGATTGCAGTAAGATACTGGCAAACGTCAACAAGAGAATATGACGACACAGATATTTATAACGTGGACATCATTACACCTAATGCAACTAATTTCTTTTATGCTAATAAATCTACTAACCTATCACTACAAGAACGCAGACCATCAGAGCCACATTCATTCGGTAAGGTAACAATCACAGAGTTTAGCAATAATGAAAAGCGTCGTGGAGATTTTGAGAAAGTTATTCCGTTAATTGATTTATACGACAACGCTCAATCAGACACAGCTAACTATATGAGTGATTTAAACGATGCAATGTTATTGGTAATAGGCAATATGGAACTTGATAGCAATACTGCGCAGTTACAAAAAGACGCTAATGTATTCCACTTAACTCCTCCAGAGTACACAACAATGGACGAGAAAACGACAGAGGGGAATGTTGACGCTAGATACATCTACAAAGAATATGATGTAAGTGGTGTTGAAGCATATAAAGACAGAATTAGTCGTAACATTCATATGTTTACAAATACACCAGACATGACTGATGAAAACTTCGGTGGCAATCAGTCAGGTGAAGCTATGAAATATAAGCTGTTTGGTTTAGAACAACGTACTGCAATCAAAGAAGGTTTATTCAGAAAAGGCTTGCGTAGACGTTACAAGTTAATCGGTCAGATTATGAGTATCAATCGTGAGTTAAATAGCGATGCTATTCAAGATTTAACATTTACATTCACACGTAATATACCTAAGTCAGTCAAAGATGAAATGGATATGTACTTACAAGCAGGTGGACAAATCAGTCAACAATCATTGATGTCGCTCGTGTCGTTCATTGATAACCCACAACAAGAGATGGAACGTATTGAAAATGAAGAAGATATTCAAATTCAAAAATCAGATGAACGTATGTACAACCAAGAGGGTATAGATAATCACATTGATAATGAGGAGTGATGATCTATGACTTATTGGGAAGATAGAGCAAAAGAAATCATTGATGAAGAAAGTAAATCAGATTATGAGATTGCTCAAGAGATACAACGTATTGTCGATGAAATGAACGCTGATATTGAAAATGAGATTAATCGTTTCTATACGAGATATGCGATTAACGAAGGCATTTCTTTCATTGAAGCTAAGAAAAAGATTGATGCAGTAGATGTTCAAATGTTCCAACAGAAAGCGAAACAATATGTTGAGAATAAAGATTTTAGTGAGAAGGCTAATGCAGAATTAAGAGCCTACAACACTAAGATGTATGTAAGTCGTGAGAAGTTACTACAAGCGCAACTAGGACTGATTGTGACCTATGCTTATGCACAGATTGAGCAATCTATGTATAACTACATGGAGAGCGCTTATTATCGTGCGTTAAAGCAACAAGCAGGTATCTTGGGAGAAACGCTTCAAGTGTCTATAAATGACGTTAAAACAATCGTATTCACGCCGTTTGAAGGGCATAAGTGGAGTACAAGACTTTGGTCAGATATGGAGACAGTAAGACGACACGTCCAAAAGACAACACGTCATGTATTACTACGTGGACGGCACCCGTACGAGTTCATCAAAGACATGCGTAAAGATACAGGGGCAACAACTTACAATATGAAACGACTATTACTGACTGAAACTGCTAGAGTTCAAACAGAAGCGTCTAAACGTCATATGCTTGAAGAACATGGACCAGAATCTGAATATCAATTTGTAGCAAAAATAGATAGTAAAACTACAAAAACATGTAGGAGTTTGAATGATAAAACGTTTAAAGTAAAAGACATGGTGCCGGGTGTAAATGCTCCGCCTATGCATCCTTTCTGCAGAAGTGCAGTCGTTCCGCACATTGATGAAAACTGGCGTGATAAGTTCTTCGAAGAACGTAAAGGTAAATATTTCGGAGGTGTGGTTAAATGACAAATGCACTCGAACGTATCGCCGACGCTTTAGAACACATACATGTAGAACTGAAGCGTCTGAACAATACAAACCCTAGTAACCAAGCACAAGCGAAACCTAAGCAAGATAAAAAGAAATCATTCGAGCCAAAGAATTTTATTTAAACTATGACCTAAGTAAGTCATTAAACTGCTCATAAACTATAACTAATTATAAGGGTTAAGAAACTTGTTTCCCTATCAAAATAAATCTAGCGCACTAATCGGGCTTAATTGACTGATTGGGGCGCTTTTTTTATGCGATAAATTCGAGTGCTTAACGTTTATGAGGAGGACAAAAAATGATTAAAGATGACTTATACAAATTAAATTTACAGTTTTTTGCAGAAAACGAAGGCGATTCTGAAAACACTAACGAAGATGATAATAAAGAGTCAGAAAACGATAACGATAGTAAGCAAGAAACTTATACAAAGAATGAAGTAGACTCAGCTATCAGTAAAGCAGTAGACAGCGCATTGAAGAAACGTGAGCGTAAGCACCAGCAAGAATTAGAAAACGCTCGTGAAGAAGCTAGAAAAAAAGCTGAAAGCTACGCAAAACTAACTGAAAAAGAAAAGCGCGATAAAGAAATTGAAGAACGCGAGCAAGCGTTAGCTGAAAAAGAAAAAGAGTTTAAACTACGTGAACTTAAATCTGACGTTGAGAGTGACCTTAAAGATAAAGGTTTACCTACTTCATTCGCAACGTCACTTATTCATTTAGAAAATGTAGAAAAAATTAATGAAGCTGTAAAAGAAATTAAATCAGATTTTGACAATGCAGTACAAGAGCAAGTCAAAGAAGTTACTCGTCAATCTACACCGAGCAATCAAAGTAGTAGTTTTGTCGGTCGTCAAACAAACGGAAAGTCGATTCAAGAACTTGCTAATGAAAATAGAATTATAAAATAACGGAGGTATCAACCTATGGCAGATGTAAAACCACAAGTATTCAACCCAGATCATGTAATGATGCATGAACATAAGGAAGGCGAATTATTAAACGATTTTAATCAACCTATCCTTTTAGACATTTTACAAAATTCAAAGATTATGCAATTAGGTAAATATGAAGATATGGGCGGTAAATCTGAAAAAGAATTTACTTATTGGGCGGACAAACCAGGCGCTTACTGGGTAGGCGAAGGTCAAAAAATCAGAACTACTAAACCTAGCCTAGTAAGTGCTAAAATGCGTTCTCATAAATTAGGTGTAATTGTCGTAGCATCTCGTGAGTTCTTAAATTACACTTACTCACAATTCTTCGAAGCAATGAAACCACAAATTGCTGAGCAATTTTATAAGAAATTTGATGAAGCTGGCTTATTAAACGTTGATAATCCATTCGCTCAATCATTAGAACAATCAGTAAAAACTTCAGGTAATACTGTAAATGGAGAAATCAACTTAGATAACGTATTAAAATTAGAGGATAAATTATTAGAACATGATGTAGAAGCTAATGCTTTCTTATCTAAAACACAAAACCGTACAGCTTTACGTGGTGTGCGTGACGAAAACACTAACGAAAGTTACTATGATCGTTCTTCTAATACATTAGACGGACTTCCAGTAGTTGATTTAAAATCTGATGAAATTAAAAAAGGCGACTTATACGCTGGGGACTTTAATAAAATGTTCTACGGTATTCCTTACAATATGTCTTATAAAATTTCAGAAGATGGTCAGTTGTCTACTGTACAAAATAAAGATGGTAGTCCAGTAAACTTATTCGAACAAGAATTAATTGCTTTGCGTGTAACTATGGACGTTGCATTCCACATTGCAGATGATAATGCGTTTGCTAAATTAACAGCTGGTTCTGGTTCAACTGGTGGAAACACTGAAACTGTCTAATTAATCTAAGGAGGTCTAGCTCATGGCTTATTCATACGAAGTAGTACGACCATTTGTAGACGCAGAAGATAAAAAACCATATGAAGTTGGCGACATTTATCCTACTGATATTACAGATGAGCGTATTACTCAATTACTACATGCTGATAACAAATATAACAAACAATATATTAAGTTAGTTGTAGATGGTAAGAATACAAAAGCAGAATTAATTGAAATTGCACATAAACATGGTATTGAAGTATCTGAAAAAGATACAAAAGCAGACATCTTAGACACATTGGAGGGATAATATGGCGACATTAGATAATGTTAAGCTATTACTCTCTATTAATGATAATGTTCAAGATGAACTATTAAAAAGAATAATCGATAACACTGAAAAGCGTTTGATTAGCTTACTTCCCGTTGACATCGAAGAAGTTCCAGATAGATTGGAATACATTGTCGAAGAAGTAGCAGTCAAGCGCTTTAATCGTGTTGGCGCAGAAGGTATGACACAAGAAAGCGTAGATGGGCGTTCTAATACGTTTCAAGCAAACGACTTTGATGAATATATGGACGTAATAGATCAATATACGCCACGAACAACAGGCAAACGTGGGACAGGTGTTTTCTATTGAGATATAACAAGAGAGTCGTGTTTGCTAAGGAAATGAAAGGACAGTACAACCCTAAAACAAGCAGAACTGAAACATACGAAAAGCGCTACGATGCAATACCATGTAACATCAGTCCATTAAGTCCACAAAAAACAGTGGTGCAATACGGAGACATCAACAAAGACATCAATGTCATACGTTTAAACGGTCGTTTTGAGCCTACTGTGACACATGCTTATATTAACGATACTAAGTATCAGATTACAAAACGAATTGACTATGAACACGATACAGTGTTCTACGTTGAGGAGGTTAAATAATGCGTGTAGGCGGTGGAGATTTAGACGACTTAATCAGAGATTTTGACCGAATGAACAATGATATTGATGATGACGTTGACGAAGTGTTGCATAACAATGCGATTGAATTTAGTGCAGATACAGTTAAAACTGCTAAAGAAGTAATGAACAAAGGTTATTGGACTGGTAACTTAGCTAGAATGGTTGAAGATGCTAAAGAAGGACATCTTAAATACGGTATCACTTCAAAAGCTGGTTATTCATCTTTCCTTGAATACGGAACCAGATACATGGAACCAGAAACGTTTATGTTCCCAGTCTACCAAGAGTTCACTAAAAAAGTCAGAGCAGACCTCGAAAGATTAATTAACGGTTAGGAGGTATGCGATGAAACAATCTGTGAACTTGCAACTATTTAATTTTTTGTACACAAAGTTCAGTGAATTGGGTGTACCTATCATTCGCACCAGTGAACTCAATCAAGAGTTATCCTATCCGTTTATCGCCATTCAAAACATCAGAGATGAAATTAGTCGTTTAACTTTTGACAGTTACAGTGGTACGCCCACTGCTACAATTCACATCTGGTGCTTAGATGACGATAAAGGTAAGAATGATGAGTTATACATTCGAGTTCAATCTATCCTACTAGATGAGATAGAACTTGACGGATATACATTGACACTACCTCAAATCAGTGTGAATGAAAGTACAGAACAAGATACTAACCAAGTGTTATCACATACAACTATAAACGTAGAGTACGCAAGCCATTAAATAGGCTTGCTTTTTTAATACAAAAATTTAGGAGGTATTCAACCTATGCCAACAAAACAAGGTACTGATGAATTAGTTTTAATTCGTAAAGTCGGCGACAAAAAAGACGCTAACAAAGTAATGTTAGTTACTGAATTAGAACGTGAAACTGAAAAAGACAGAGATACAGAAGCTACATTTGATGGCTCTGTTAACTCTGGCGGTACGTTAGAGTCTACTGTAACAATCAATTGCTATATGGACCAAAAAGACACGTTATGCGATGAAATCGAAGACGCAACAGAAGATGATACGCCATATGAATTATGGGTAATCAATAAGCGTGTTCAAAATAGCGAAGGTAAGTACAAAGCTGAATATAGACAAGGTTACTGGAATAGTATCACTCGTACTAATGAAGCAGACGGTATTGCTGAATTCGAAACAGAATTTGGCGTTTATCTTAAAAAACAACGTGGTTATGCTACATTACCGCAAGCAATCGAAGCAAACAAAGCTGCTTATGGCTTCCACGATACTATTGCAGCTGATCCAGCAGACGACGGTTTGGCTGAAAGCATTCCACAACCAACAGAAGCTGAAACTGTATAAACATGAGGGGAATATCCCCTCTTTTTTATTTGCGCAAATAAAAAAATAAGTGAGGTATTTAATTTATGCACATTAATTTTAAAGATAAAGAATTAGAATTATCATTCGGGTTAGGTTTTTTAAACAAAATTGATAAAGAATTAGGCTTAGAAGTAGAACAAATGACAATCGGTCAAGGTTTAAACATGTTAGTACCTAACCTACAAAACGGAAATATTGTTGCATTATCTAAAGTGATTAAATCAGCAACCGCTCATCATAAAAAGAAACCACAAACTGATGAAGAATTAGAAACGGTTTTAGAAGATATCGCAGAAAACGAAGGTATTGATACTTTTAGTGAACAAATCATCGAAGAATTGGGAAAGAGACCTTTAACCCAAAACCTAGTGCCAGACGAATACAAACAAGAGAAGAAGAAAAGCAAGTAGATGACGATATATTAACGTTTGATAGAGTTGTTGTCGTTTGTATGAGTAAATTGAAGATATACGACTTGCAACGAATAGAAATGATGACGCTCAGAGAGTTTAACTATCGTATGTATGCACTTGAATATGAGCAACTTGATAAAGACATGGATATGTATAAACTCGCCTTTGCTATACGTGATGCACAAGCGGAGCAGAAAAAACGTGGTGGCAAAAAGGGAGAAACTGAGTATCGTTTTAAAAGTGCTAACGACATTATGGACTACGAAGAAAACGTCAAACGTCTTAATAGAGGAGAACCTCTCAAATTTGGTTCAGACTCCAAACAAGAAGTTAATGCACCATCTGATTTGCTCAAAATGATTGCAAATCACAACAATTCTTTAAGAAAGGAGTGATAACGTGGCAGAAGCAAATTATAGTATTAAAGCGCAGATTGAGGCGAACACACGTAAATTTAAAAGTGCTATCCAATCAGCTAAGAAAGTGGCTCAAAACTTTAAGAAAACACAGGAATCAATCAAAGATACTAAATTAGATGGCGACTCATCAGGCGTAATGAAAGCAGTCAAAGCAGCAAGAGATGCCGTAAAAGGCTTTGATAATACTCATGCAGATGCAGAACTTGACGCAGATATTTCTGATGTTAGAGAAAAAGTCGCACAGGCTAAGTCGTTGGTTGAAAAATTCGATGCTTATCGTGGTGATGCAGAGCTAGACGCTGATGTATCTAAAGCTACTGCAAATATTAAGAAAATACAGAATTATTTAGATATGTATGATAATTCAAATGCAGAAGCAGACGCTGATGTAAACATTAGAAAAGCTATTACGCATATTTCTGAATTGCAACATAACCTAGATAGTATCGACGGTAGCAAGTATTCAGCAACATTAGATGCAGATGCAACTAGAGCAAGAGAACATATTAAAATGGCTAAGAAACAGCTAAATGACTTCGCTCATCAAAAAGCTAAAGCTAATCTTGAAGTTGATAGCGCAGGTGCTATTGCTCACATAAAAGCGTTTAAAGCTATGCTACGTTCTATCCCTAACCGACATCGTACTCGGCTTGATGTAGATGGGAATTCAGCAATGGCTTTCTTTAAACAACTACACAAAGGTTTAGAAGATTACAGTAATTCATTAGATAGCTTAGCAAATGATATTAGATCATTTGGAACAGTGTTTGGGAATATGATTAAAGGTTCGTTACTTTCCAACATTTCGTTACTTGTTCCAGCAATAGCAAGTGTTGTACCCGCTTTAATGGCAGTATTGAACGCATTAGGCGTAGTTGCTGGTGGTGCGTTAGGTGTAGCAGGTGCATTTGGTGTAGCAGGTGCTGGTGTAGTAGCATTTGGTGCTATGGGAATCAGTGCTTTAAAAATGTTATCAGACGGTACATTAGAAGCAACTAGAGAAACTGAACGTTACGAAGCTTCATTAGAAAGTTTAAAGGGTGCATGGGCAGACCTTATTAAACAAAATCAAGCACAAATCTTTAATACATTAGCAAATGCGATTGATACTGCTAAAGTTGCGTTAGCTGGACTTACACCTTTTATCAACGGTGTATCTAAAGGAATGGAACAAGCAAGTGCTAAAATGCTTAATTGGGCTAAAAACTCACAAGTAGCACAGAAGTTCTTCGAGATGATGGGTACAACTGGCGTAAGAATATTTAACAATATGTTAGATGCTGCCGGCTCATTTGGTAGTGGTTTAGTTAGTGTACTTACACAAATTGCTCCATTAGCCGAATGGGTATCGCAAGGCTTTAAGAAAATGGGACAAGCATTTAATGAGTGGGCGCAGTCAGTTGAAGGACAAAATGCGATTAAGTCATTCATTGAATATACTAAACAGAATTTGCCATTGATAGGTCAGATATTCGGTTCAACATTTAGAGGTATATTCAACTTAATGAAAGCATTTGCTCCTAACACTCATTTAGTATTACAAGGTTTAGCAGATATGGCTAAGCAATTTGAACAATGGAGTGCAACGATTGCAGAGAGTGACGGATTTAAAAAGTTCATTGAATACGTTCAAGAGAACGGACCTAAACTTATCCAATTATTAGGTAATATCATCAATATTCTTATTAATGTCGGTGTAGCTATGGCTCCATTAGCATCAGTAGTTTTAGATGTAGCGTTAGCTATTACCAAGTTTATAGGGAAACTAACAGAAGCTAGTCCGATTATTGGTATGATTGTAGGAATCGTAGCAACGTTAGCTGGAATATTAATGGCATTAGCACCAGCGTTCATTTTTGTAACTCAAGTAATTATCCCTCTTATTACTACATTCGGTGGTTTAAGTGGAATAATTAGCGTTGTCATGGGCGCTATAGAATTTTTAGGTGGCGTACTTGCAGCGTTATCTGGTCCGGTAGGCATAGTAATAGCAGCAGTAGTAGCAGTAATCGCTGTATTTGTTGCATTGTGGAAATCTTCTTCTGTATTGCGAAATGCAGTTACAGACGCATGGAATGCGATTTCTAGTGCAGTTGGAGATGCTATTCATGCGGTTATCGGTTTCTTACAAGACTTATGGAATGAAGCGCAATCAATCTTAGCGCCATTAGTTCCTTTATTTAAAAACACATGGGATATTATAGTAAAAGTTGTTGAAACAGCAGTTAAATTACTAACACCTATCGTATCTCAAGCGTTTAATACGATAGTTAGCGTCATTAAAGTGGCATGGGAAATAATTAAAGCGGTAGTTAAAATAGCAATGGAAGTTATTCTTGGCACAATTACTGCGTTACTTCAAATCTTATCTGGTGATTGGTCTGGTGCATGGGAAACTATATCAAAAGTCGGCGCAGATATTTGGCAAGCTATTGTAGATATGGCTAAAAATATTTGGCAAATCCTAGGAGATTATTTACAACAAACATGGCAAAATATTGTGAATGGCTTTTCTCAAATATTTGAACCATTAATCAGTTTGGCTAGTCAAATTTGGCAAGCAATCGTTAGCGCAGTATTAACAGTGGTCGTTCAATTAGGTGTATTCCTAATGAATTTATGGACTTCTATTGTCACTACCGCTCAAACGATTTGGACGACTTTAGTCACAGTGGCTTCCACAATTTGGCAAATGATTGTTACTACAATCGTTACGGTAGTCCAAACATTAGGTGTGTTCTTATCAACTATATGGCAAACCATTGTTACAGTAGCTCAAACTTTCTGGACGTTGCTTGTTACAGTTGCTCAAACAATTTGGACTACGTTAGTTACTGTGATTACAACAGTGGTTCAAAGTATAGTAAGTTTCGTTCAAGCTGGTTGGAGTTTACTTTTATCAGTAACAAGCGCAATCATGTCTGCAATTTCTGCATTCATAAGCGCCATTTGGTCGTCGATAGTTAGCATTATCACTTCAATTGTATCAAGTATAATTGCGTTTGTATCATCTGGTTGGTCAACGCTAATGAGCATAACTTCATCAATCATGAGTGCCATTTCTAGCTTGATTTCAAGTATTTGGTCATCAATCGTTAGCTTTATTACTAACGCGGTATCAAGAGCAGTAAGCTTTGTGTCGAGCGGCTTTTCTAATATGCTTAGCGCGGTTGGTTCTGCTATGTCTGGAATTGTAAGTGCAGTAATAAGTGGTATGTCAAATGTTGTTAGTTCTGTAAGAAGTGGCGTATCAAATGCAGTAAGTGCTGCGCGTAGTTTTATAGGTCATATGGTTTCTGTTGGTCGTGATTTAATCATGGGACTTATTAATGGTATTAAAGCAATGGCAGGACAAGTTGCATCTGCTGCAAAAAATGTAGTAATGGGTGCAGTTAACGCTGCTAAAAGTGCTTTACACATCGGTTCACCTTCTAAGTTATTTAAACAATATGGTGTATGGACTATGGAAGGTTTAGGCATCGGAATTAATAAAGAAGGTAAAAATGTTATCAGTGGCATGGGTAGCATGGCTAATAGTATTACAGACGCGTTTAATAGTAATTTAGCAATTCCAGATATAACTGCCAACATGAAGAAAGTAAACGCTAATATGAACGCTCAAGTACAACATACACACAACATCAAAACAAATCCGTCGCAACGTGTAGTACGTATTGAAATGGGCGTTGATAACGATGCATTAACTACAATCGTCAACGAACAAAACGCTAATCGTGACGCTACATTTACATTCTAGGAGGTCGTTCAATGGATTTAGAAATTAAAAAACAAAACGGACAACAATATACATTGGGCGACTTTGGTTTTGTCGTCGACGATGTAATTATCGAAAGTATGGAAATTGAAGATAACTACGAAACAAAAGAGAATACGAGTGGTCGTATTCTTTTAAGTAGTCAGTATCGTAAACGTAAGATAAACGTTAAGTGTCATGTAAATTCTACAAAATTAAATGATAACGCAAGATTAAGGGACGAGTTCTACAACTTAACTAATTCTACTGAAGAAGTATGGATTAGAGAGTTAAGAAGAAGCGTCCCTTTAAATTATCGCTTTATTGAGCCATTAGAAGATGATTATCAAGAAATAAGCGAGTATAACAATCTCGTACTAGATCATGAAGAATTTAACGATAATTATTATGTAAATGGTAAACGTTATAAAGTTAAAAACGCTGACGTTATCGTACCAGAAGAAAATGGCAAGAAAATTAGTTTTGAATTAGTGTTTGAAACAACTGAATTGCCATTTGCTGAAAGTATCGGCACTTCAATTGACCTAGAGAAACGACCAGATAAAGAATTATGGTCGAATGATATGCTTATTCCTTTCGACGAACAAGATGGTTCACGTATCTACTCGTTTACTAACATTTGGAATAACGCCATTTATTATCATGGCACAGCAGATAACGACCAATTCAATATGTATAAAAAGGTAACGATTATTCTTGGTGAAGATACAGAAAACTTTGTGTTCACTATGACTCATTCAGATGTTATGACTATTCGTAACGTTAAGATGAAAAAAGGTGACAAGATTGAGTATGATGGTGTGCAAACGTTCAAAAACGGTACACCGTTAAGTTATGAAGTGTCAGGATCACAACCGAAGTTCCGTCATGGGTGGAATGAGTTTGAATTTAATCAACAAGTTAAATCAGTTAAATTCGATATGAAATTTTATTATAAGTAGGTGTTGCAAATTGCCAATATTAATAAGTCCAAAGCGTGGTCGTGGCAAGTTTGTCAATACCACTACAAATTGGACTGACAAAAACAGTTCAGAGGCAGTATTACAGTTTGAGTTACTAGAAGATGCTTACAATTATGAAGTAGTAAGAGCAATAGATAAGCGATGGAGTGTGTCTAGAGTAGAAGGACCGGACGACGAAAAAGAATACTTAGCATTTTTAATTGACCGTCAAGCGCATGGTACTAAACAACGTGTGACGGTCTCTTGTCGTTATAAGCCAATAGATACTATTAAACGACGTAGAATCTATGCGCCTATTAATGGTAGTTTTACTGCTAAGAAATTCTTAGATATAGCCTTTGGTCCTACCGACTTAGAATATAAAGTAACTGAAGATAAGCTACCTTCATCAGACTTTGAAAACGCTGGCGAAGGTGAAACGGTAGAAGAACTTATCAAAAAAGCTATGTCTCATTGGGATTTAGAGTTTTACATTGATTTTGATAAAAAAACTAAAAAATACACATTCGTATTCACACCTTATAATCAAAAAGAAGTCGATTACATCATAGATGATGAAATTAATGCAAATAACATCAAAGTTGAAGAAGATACAGGAGATATGGCAACATACTGTGTTGGTTATGGCGATTATACAGATGAACAGGGTGTTACTGGTGCTGGTTTGATTATGAAATTTGAACACCCGGATATGAAAGACATTGGAAAATATGAAGCAGAACCTATTAAAGATGGTCGTATTAAAGACGAAGAATTAATGAAGGCCAAGTTACAAAAGGTTATAGATGACTCAGTCAAACGTTCAATCAGTTTAGATTTTATTGTACTTAAAAAGTATTACCCTAACGCTAATCCTAAAGTTGGCGATTTAGTTAAGATAAGACATTCTGTATTAGGGCTTAATGAAATTGTTCGAATTGTTGAAGTTAAGACTAAACGTGACTCAGACAATGAAATCATTAAACAAGAGATTACATTAGGCGAGTACAGACGTTATGACAGGTACATGAATAGGATTAACGTTGCAGCAAGTACCATAGGTGGCTTAGGTGGTGGTGCATTTGTTAGAGATTATCGTTCTACAAGTGCAAAAACATCAAGCGTCTTAGCTACAACAATAGAGATGAGAAACGAAGGTAATGCTTCTACTGATAAAGCTGGTTTGATGTCACCAGAAGATAAGAAAAAACTAGATTCTATCGACGCGTCATCGAAATTAACTGCTAAAAAAGTAGATGGTACTGTTATAGATTTAAGCGATAAAGAATTATACATTGATGAAAATGGAAATCTAAAAATTAAGGAGGTCAGCGATAATGCGTAAGACGATTTATACAAGTCTTGAAACAATTTTTGGTGCTAGACACGTAAGAGAGTTAGAACTTAACTTCATCGCTTTCCGTGACATGGTAACTTACGTGGAAGATGAGTTGCATCGACATAATTTTGTCGATAATGAAGCGCACCAATCACATCAAATCAAACATACATTTGTTGATGGCTCAACAAGAAGTGTAAAAGACTCTATTAACTGGCTAGATGCTAGAATGAGAGCATTTTTAGTACCTACGCTAGCTAACGACCAACAAGAAATTATTGACGCAAGAGCAAGTATAGATGGTAAGGTATCAAAAACATTAGGCGATAGATTAGGGCGTGACTTCAACTCAATCAGAAATGATTTAGATAAAGAGTTGAACGTTGCAGCTGATAGTTCATACTTATGGACTCCACCTTATATTAAAGGTGCAATGCGTGGTGAAAATGAGACGCCATTACACAATGAGCCTACTGAAAATTTAAAAGTCTTTTATGATAAGTTTGTCGATAATGAGTATTGTCGTAAAACTTATATTGGGAAGGACCAGTCGGGAGAATACAGTGTTTATTCATACACATTCGAACCTCAGCATTATTCAAAAACATTGCTTTTAACAAGCTGTATTCATGGTAACGAGTACAGTGCGTTTTACGCCAACTCTAGATTTTTAGATTTAGTTGTAAATAAATGGCACACTGATCCGCATTTAGCTTACATTCGTAAAAATGTGAGAATTGTATGTGTTCCAATTGTTAATCCACATGGGTTCGCTAATGATAATCGAGAAAACTCTAATAACGTAGACCTTAATCGTAACTTTGATTACAACTGGAAAGCTGGAAAAGGTACAAGTTCGACTGGTAAAAACTTTAAAGGTAAAGCACCATTTAGTGAACAAGAATCAAAAAATATGAAAAAGTTAGTTGAAGGACTTAATCATATTACTGCGCATGTTGATTGTCATAACATTGTATCTCAAGTGTCAGATTATTGTTTATTCTATCCAAGATTTTCTAATCAAGACCATAATCTTATGACACAGTTCATGCAAGATGTGAGCAATCACGGCGATTATGTTACATGGGGTTCGAGTACATTAAGTTCGTTTAGTAACTGGGTAGGTATTAAAAAAGATATTACGTCTTATTTACCAGAAATTTACGAAGGTCGTGCAGGTAAACCACGTGGTGCTGAAGAAATGTGGCGTAGCGTTAATTTCTTAGGCAATATTATCATTCGATTAATGCAAACAAACAACAGTGGGCAAGGTAGAACGTCGAATGAAGCGTTCGCTAAATCGTTTGTATATAGCGATAGATATAACAACAAAGGCGTACCTACATTTAGTCTTGTTGCTACAAATAAGTGGCAACGAATGTTAATGACACAACAACGTTTTAACATTACAGCAAATGGCATTGTTGAAATGAATGGCTCTATCACAGTAGAAGTTGATAGAGATACAACGTTTGGAGTAAATCCAATGGTTGTTCAAAACTATCACCCGTTTAGTGGTAATGGTAAATCTGATGAACGTCAATTGTTCAAAATTGAATATAAATTGCCAAAAGGTATTCATACTATTTCTATTAATGCTATCGCACCAGTACAAATGTCTAGTGTTACGCCAAGTGACGTAAATAGAACAGCGGAGGTTATGTGTCCTGTTGAAGTCAGACGTTCAGAAGGTGTCTGTCATATTAAACAACTTATTCAAAATATAAAATTTACACCAACCGGCTCACACAACGCTATTCAAATGTTCACTTCTACTGGTTATGGTAACCAAAAAGAAAAAACATTCACTCAAATTTATCCAAATTACGAAAGTGCATACGATATTAGAAATGAAATTATTACTAAAAAATAAGGAGGTTAAATTATGAGTTCAATGGATATTGACGGTATTTATAAAAACGCTAAATTGGTCGCTAGTGACACACCTTATTTAAAACCATTAAGCGATGAACAAATTGTTTTTTACAACTTAGATGTCAACACTGCTATCCTCACTTTTCAAGTCAAAAAAGATAAGTACCCTTTGCAAATTAGCAGTTTAAATAGTGATATTGATTTATATGTGGAATCTGAAAATGGCTCGCACACTTCTTTAACTAAAGTCGAATACATTGATCCAATAAATGGTATCATTCGATTTGTTATTGATAGAGACTTTTTAAAGGCTTCTACTGATACGTGGGTTAATGGTCAAGTAAGAGTTAAAGCGGTTGGCAGACCAGACACTGTTATTTTAAATGAATTTAGATTTTATGTTAAAGACGCATTGATTAATAAAATTGGTGCAGATATTAAAGTAAGATATATTCGTCAAATCGATGATTTAATTGAAGAAGCTGAAAAGAGATTGATTGCTGCGTCTGCTGGTATTGAAAATGTTGAAAACATTCAGTTGAGTTTTAATTCGTTTATCAGTGAACAAAAACAAGATTTAGAAAAGATTGTGAGCGATACAGAAAGAAGAACGAACAACTTGGTTGATTCTGCACAAAAAGACATTAATTCAGCAATTCAAAATATGCGTGATGAAGCCGATACTATCCGAAAGAATTTAAATGATGAAACTGCGGGAGCTGTTACTAAACCAGATTTAGATAATACACTTTCTAACTATGTAACTACGGTCGATTTTAACAACGCTTTAAACAATAAAGCAGATAAAGGTCAAGTAACACCGTCGAACTTACCAGATAATTTTAATGAACTAATCAATCAAGCAGTCACAAATAGAATTAACGAGTTAAATCAAAATAAAGCATTATTTAATAATAATGGCGAGGTATATGAAATTAATAATCCAGACTTATCGACAATGGACTTCGTTGATAAATCTGGATATTTTTATGCGGTTGGTCCACTCCATACGCCTGATGGTAATGACACAGAAGGTATGTTACAAATCTTAGCTTATGGTAATTACACAAAGGTTATTTACTCTCCTAATGAAACAAACGCTATTTACCTTCGTTCAAAATTAAATCAAGTTGGAAACAACTGGACTGATTGGCTCAACATTGGTAGTGAAGTAGAAATCGGTACTAATGATAGCTATGTTGAAGAAAGTGATGTAGATACTTCAATAGATAGTACAGAAACAACTTAAATGAAAGAAGGTGCTAAATATTGAAATATAATTTTAATGAAGTGATCAATTTTATACTTTTGTTAGGGTTAGGCGCTTTTACTTTTGCGAGAGGTTTTTTCTTCACCAAAGAGCAAGAGAAAGTTCTAGGTGATAGTGATTTTTATGTAGCGCTTCATCACATCATGCCTATTTGGGTGTGGGGCATAATTATTATGATTGCTAGCATTATTTTAGGAGTTTCATCATTCTTTTTGCCTAGACAAAAAACAAACAATACTTGCAATTGGTTACTACTAATAGGTGGTACTAGTTGTTCGGTATTGTATTTTTTTATGACATCAGCAAGTATATATAACGCTATTAATTGGCTTTCAACAATTCAATTCAGTATCTTATCAGCAGTCTGTTTTGCGGTTAGTTTTATCGGGGGTGCTGATATCTATGACAGAAAATAAGCACGTTACTTATGAAGAGTGGCGTATTTCAAGAGAGGACATCTTAGAAAAGATAAAAGCTGGCGACGATGAGAATATGAAACATATAAATGAATTGAAAGAGAAAATTGCTGAAGGTAATGTTTATCAAAGGCAATCGTTCGAAGTCCAAAAAGATACGAACGAACAAATAAAACAATTAAACGATACAAACAGCAAACAATGGGACGCAATAAAAGAAATAAAATTTGTAGTCAAAACTCACGAAGAAGATATTGAAAAATTAGAAGGTACAATTTCAGAAAAACAAAAAAATAGTGTGCAAATATCAGTTGCTTTAATAACAACAGTTGGTGGTATCATCGTCGGTGCAATTAAATTAGCACAATATATGTTTTAAGTCGATACATGCGTGTATCGGCTTTTTATTATGCAAAAAAAGAAGGTGGATAAATGGCAATTTTACCTTCAAGTGGTAAACCAACAGCTTCACAAGTAGCAAGTTGGGCAAAGTGGTTAGCGAGAAATAGATATGGTGTAAATGTTGATGGAAGATATGGGTTAACAGATAGCTCATGTAAAATAACGTGAATTGCTGGGAAGCCTTTAGAGTCTTAATAACTACAACGTAACTGGCAACAGTAAGCGTGAATGTTTAAAAATATTAAGAATTAGGCAATCAGCAGCGAAGCCTCTATGGTAACAGTAGAGGAACGTTCAACGACTAAGCGCTTGTAATTACAAGACAGTGCGTTATATTTGTAGAAACCTTTATCCAAACAGTGTATACTTTAGTTGAGGTGGTAAAGTGGAACTATCGAAAACTAGAAAACACATCGGAGAAAAGTTTGGATATTTAGAAATTGTAGAACAATATTTCGATAAAGGGAAAACTAAAGTGCTTTGTAAATGTCATAGATGCGGTGTAAACACAGTTAAAAGATATGATGATATAAAAAGAAGAAATAAAAAAGATTGTGGTTGCACTAAGACAATGAACAAGTACAAAAATTTTGATAAAAAATTATATCAAAGGTGGAAAGGTATGAAAGCTAGATGTAATAATCCAAACCATGTTTCTTATAAAAATTATGGTGGAAGAGGAATAAGTGTATGTAACGAATGGAACACTGATTACAAAGCTTTCTACAATGATATGATAGGAGATTTTTTCGAAGGAGCAGAATTAGATAGAATCGACAACGATAAAAATTATTCGAAAGAAAATTGTCGTTGGGTAAAAAGGGAAGCTAACATCAATAACAGAAGAACGTATGAAGAAATTGGGAATTATCAAAATAAAAGTGGTTTTCCGGGAATATATTATCGAAATAAAATAAAAAAATACGAGGCCTACGCTATGTATAAAGGCGACAGAACATATTTAGGTCGTTATGAAAATAAAAATGATGCAATAGCCTCAAGAAAAAACTATTTAAATGAAAAGTATGGTATCTATGAATAAAGATATAGTCTAGTCTCATGTGAAAGCATGAGGCTCTTTTTATAGAGCAATTTAACGTTATACAAGCTTATTGAGAAATCAATAAAGGGAAAGGCGTTAAGTTAAATACAAACGATCAATGTTGGGATTTACCTAACTATATTTTCAATAGATATTGGGGTTTTAGAACGTGGGGTAATGCTAATGCGATGGCTTATAGAAATCAATACCCTGCTGGTTTTAAAATATATGCAAATACTCGTAATTTTGTTCCTAAGCCGGGTGATATTGCGGTATACACAGGCGGAACGTATGGGCATACTAACGTTGTTGTAGGACCTTCAACTACTACTTATTTCACAGCGGTAGATCAGAACTGGAGTCCGGTTAGTGCTGCGTATGGTAGTAGAGCATTATTAGTTAAGCACAGCTATTCTGATGGTCCGGGCGGTGTTAGATACTTTGTTAGACCACCATATAAAGCTGAGCCAAAAACTAAGCCTAAACCGAAACCTAGTACACCGCCTAGCACACCAACCCCTAAACCTACGGAGTCGGAAGATGCTAAAGAAGTAAAAACTATACTAAAAAATGTAAAAGAAATTAAATTTACTATCGATGATATAGAAACAAACTTCCCTGCATTTATTCCTCACAGAATAGCAAAAGGTAAAGACAGAGGTCGTTCCCCTAAAAAAGTACTAATACGTGACGCTGGAACAATGTGTAGTGTGCTTGATTTATATACAACTAGACGCAAATACATTAGAACATCAGAATTACCACATTACTACATTGATAGAAATTACATTTGGCAACCTAGATATGAGCAAATCGAAGTACCAAGCGCACCAGATTGTCTAGTTATTGAAGTTTGTGGCGACTACTCAGATAGTAAAAACGATTTCATTTTAAACGAAATACATGCAATGATTTATCTAATTGGTCGTATGAAGTTTCATAGCATTCCAATGAAACAATCATCGTTCATAATTGAAAGTGAATATTGGCGCACTATTTTAGAACATGGCGCTTGGGACACAGTAACTAAAGGTCAGCCAAGCAAAAAAGTTGAAGATAAGACAATAGAGGCATTAATCAATCTATATCAAAATAGAGAAAAATTACTGAATGACATTCCTTCTGATAAAGTAAGCAAGCACAAAATTAAGGTGGAAGTGTCTAAAGATGATGAAACAACATCAACAAGCAGCGATAAACCTAAAGACACAAACACATCAACAAGCAAGACAACTAGCGTTAAGAAAAAACAACCTACTGTTACAGTTGTTTATAGTAAATACACCTACAATAATGCGCTTAACATTCAAATGGCTAAAGCGCCACAAGTTAACTATGGTAGTGGTTGGTACAACGCTAGTCGAAGTGCTACATCATCAGCTATGAATAATGCAAAAATATGGAATAACAGTAAAATGCGTTATCAAATGCTTAATTTAGGTAAATATCAAGGTATTCCAGTTAGTAAGTTAAATAAAATCTTAAGAGGCAAAGGAACATTATCTGGTCAAGGACAAGCCTTTGCAGACGGTTGTAAGAAGTATAATATCAACGAAATATATTTAATTGCTCACGCTTTCTTAGAAAGTGGATATGGTACTTCAAACTTTGCAAGTGGGCGCTACGGAGCATACAATTACTTTGGTATAGGTGCTTATGATAGCAACCCTAATTACGCTATGACGTTAGCTAAAAGTTATGGTTGGACCACACCAGCAAAAGCAATTATCGGTGGTGCTAAGTTTGTTAGACGAGGTTATATCAACAATGGTCAACAAACTTTATATAGAATGCGTTGGAACCCACAAAATCCTGGAACACATCAATACGCAACAGATATTAACTGGTGTAAGCATCAAGCGAACACCATTTATAATTTATACTCACAAATTGGTATGAAGGGCGAATACTTCGTACGAGATAGATACAAATCTTAATTTACAGGACTATGTGCTGACAGCATGTAGTCCTAATTTTATGGAAGAGGTGTCAAAATGATTTATAAAAATAGAGATATTGAAGCAGTAATTAATGAACGTGGCGTCAATTTGGGGAACATTGATGTTGTTTTTTACACTAAAGATATTAATACGACTTCTTTTAGACTATTCCTGAAGAAAAAAATTGAGTATGCAAATGAAACAATTTACGATATTTTCGATTTAAGAAATAAAGGACTTACTCCATATATCGATCTCATGATGGAAGATGGATCGATTTTTACTAGGGAACCAATGGAAATTGTTGAAGCAGATGCTGGATTGATTCAATATAATATCCCAAGCGATATTTTACTTCATATCGGTAAAGTTGAGGCAAGTGTTTATTTACTAACTGATACAAATAAAGAAGATGAAGGAGTAGAAGTTGCACAATTTTGTTTTTATATTGATGATAATGGATTAACTTCAAGAGTAAGACGTGTAGTGAATACACCAATTGTAGATGAAGCAGTAGCTAGAGTATTATCTCAAGATGCACAAAAACTATTAGATAGTAGATACAAAACTAATTTAGAAAATAGTTTAAGAAGTTATTTGTTTGAAAATGCAGATAGATTTAAAGGTCCTAAAGGTGATGAAGGTGATAAAGGTGATGTTGGAAAACGTGGTCCTAAAGGAGATAAAGGAGATAAAGGAGATGTTCCAGAAGAAATTGCCAATGCAAGAGGCAGAAGTAACTCGTTAAAAGATGAGATAGATAGAATAGAAAACAAAACATATACAAAAAATTCAAATAAAGTTAGACCTCTTGTTTCTTTTTATTTAGATGACGGATATCAAAACGATTACGATGTTGTTTATCCTAAGGCTAAATCACTAAACATACCAATAACAGCATGTTTATATAATACAAGTGAGTTATTATCTACTCCAGATAAATTAAATGAATTAATAGATAATGGCTGGGAAATTCATTCACATACGGCTCATCACGTTGATTTAGATAAAATGAGTTATGAAGAACAGAAAAAAGAAATGTATGACAACATTATGCACTACAAGAATTTGGGTATCGACTTAAAAGGTATTTGTTATCCTAAAGGCTACTCAAACGAGTATACACCTAAAGCTGCACGTAAATTTTTTGAAGTGGGTATGAGTTCAATTCCAGGTATTAATAGTTCTCCGATTGATACTTATTACGTCAAACGTGATTTAACCGATCAAACAGACATGAACAAAATGAAAGAACGTGTAGATAAAATTCTAGCAGATGGTAAGGGTTGGTTAGTTTTCTATTCACATACAAACATCTTTAAACAAAATACAACAGTACGCGATAGATACTTTGAAATGATGGACTATGTAAAAAGTAAAGGTATCGAGTGCGTCACAGTACATGAAGCTATGAAAGTTTATGGCAATACGCTTGATATTGGCGATAAAAAATATAGTGATGATTGGCTTAAAGTGGGTAGTGACGGTGTGTTAGATACAAGTAATTTGCCAGTTGTTTATAATAAAAATTTAACAAACGTTAGTTCTATTAAAGGAACTGATTTCAAAGATGGCAAAATCACAATTACATCATTTGACTTATCTAAAAAAAGCGATATTCCATTCGATAGTGGCGTAGGCACGTTGTACACGGATAGACGTTTTGAATTGAACGAATACGGACAACGTGCATTCCAACGTTTTGAAGGTATAGACGGAACAATTGTTCAACGTGTTTATAATGCTGGTGCTTGGTCTGATTGGACTACTGTTGGTGGTATGAATACTGTAAGAGGTACATTTAACAGTGCATCAGTTATTACTGATTTCCCTAAATTCAAACGTACAACATTTGCAGTTTTAGCGGGCGATAACGCTGGCTTCCCCGAACAAATCGGTACAGTAGAAACGAATCGTTTTAGTTCAGCAGATGTATTAGGATATCAATTGTTCTACCCTTATAATCGCAACTATTTCTACAAACGCTATTGGACTACTAACGGTTGGAGTGATTGGGATAAAATATCCCTTACATTAGGATTAGCACAAAGTTTTGACTTTGGAGATATTGAAGCTAACTCAACAAGAACCTACTCATTTACAATCAACGGTGTAAATGATAATGATGTACCTAGCATTAACTTCTCACAAGGGTTAGCTAACGGACTCATTCCATTTATCTATACAGCAGGAAATAACACCATAGTAGTTAAAATTATTAATGTTTACAATAATAAAACAACAATTGGCACTCGACCTATCAGAATTAAAGTGCTTAAAAACTAATTACAGCTGACCTTTTTAGGTCGGCTTTTTATTTTGGAGGAATGTAGATGAAAACAGATGCAGGTTCAATAGCACGTACAATTGCTTTAGCATTAGCGTGGATAAATCAAATTTTAGCTATGAATAAAATTTCACCTATTCCAGTAGATGAAATGACGATAAGCACAGTGATTACTGGTGTAGTATCGCTTTTAGCTTGGTGGAAAAATAACAACTTTACTCAACATGCACATAAAGGTCAAAAAGAAATCAATAAATCTAAAGCTGGTGTGACTGGTGGTACTGGTTCGCCTTTAGGAGATGATTAAATGACGAGTAAAAGGACATATAAAGATGCTATTAAGTATTTAAAATCAATGGAAGGTAATGCTTACAACCCGGACCGAAGCTATGGATTTCAGTGCTTTGATTTAGCTAACCAATGGTGGTTGTATCTATTCAATCATACTTTAAAAGGTGTAGGTGCAGCAGACATACCTACATGGAATAATTTTACAGGCGAAGCTACTGTATATGAGAACACACTTACTTTCCAAGCGAAACCAGGTGATTTGGTAATTTTGAACCGTAATTACGGGCAGGGTTATGGTCATGTCGGAATTGTATTAAGTGCTACATTAAACTCAATACAAATTTTAGAGCAAAATTGGCTCGGCGGTGCGTACTGGAACCCGCCAGAAGTTGCTACACGTCGCACACATGGCTATGACTTCCCTATGTGGTTTATTAGACCGTTCTACGCTAAAGAAACGACTAAAAACAAAATCAAAAGCAAAGCTAAGCCGGTTAAGAAAGCGAAAGCTAAGAAAGGTAAGAAAATATTACTCGTTGCAGGTCATGGTAAAGGTGCTTATTCAAATGATCCTGGTGCCGTAGCAAATGGATATAACGAACGCGATTTTAACCGAAAAAATATCATACCTAAAGTTAAAAAGTATCTTGAAAAATCAGGACACAACGTTGTTTTATATGGTGGGAAGTCAATGAATCAAGACTTGTATCAAGATACGTTATATGGCCAACGTGTAGGTAACTATTCAGACTATGGTTTATATTGGGTTAAAAAGAATGTGAAACCTGATGTGATTGTAGAATTCCACTTAGATGCTGCAAGTCCACAAGCTAGTGGTGGGCATGTGATTATTAACAATCAATACCCGGCTGATAATATTGATAAAGCAATCAGTAGTGCGTTAGACAAAACGGTTGGTAAAATCAGAGGAGTGACAGCACGTAATGATTTATTAAATGCAAATGTAGCCGGTAAATTAAATCTTAACTATCGATTAGTTGAATTAGGTTTCATCACATCTAAAAAGGATATGAATTACATCAATGATCACTTAGATAGCTTTACTAAACGGATTGCAGAGGCTATTCACGGTAGACAAATCGATGCAAAACAAAGTAAACCTAAAAACACTACTTGGAATTGGAAAGGACATATTCATTTTACAACTCTAATGAAGGTACGCAAAAAACCAGGACTAACTGGTACTGTGTTAAATAGTAAACAATGGTTCGAAGCAGGAGATTATACAGACTTTGACCAAATTATCAAAAAGGACGGTTACTGGTGGTGTCGTTTTAAATTTGATAACAAAGGTGAATACTTTTATGTAGCGCTTTGTAGAATACACGATAAAAAGCAACGTATTAAATCAGAAACTAAAGAGTTGTATGGCAAGATTAGTTGGTATTAATTTGATATAATATATTTACACGACATTTCACTATTAGTTCGTAAAGGGATAAGCATGACGGTGCTTGTCCCTCTTTTTTTGTGCCTGTTATAAAATACTTAAAGAAATTTAAGTAAAAGTGTTGACAATATATAATACTTAAATTATTATAAGTATATAAATTAAAACAAAGGCGGTTATTACAATGAGAAAACAAATCGAAGAATTATTAAAAAGCGAAGTTACAGGTTATAGAATTGCAAAGAAAACAGGTATTGGTGAAAGTGTTATTAGTAATTTAAGAAGTGGCAAACGTAATTTAGACAATATATCACTAAAAAACGCTGAATTACTATATAATTATCAAAAGGAGATAGAAAAAATGAACGAATTGAATAGCAAAATGATTGAAGATGTAGTATTAGGCGAAGTTGAATTAGTGGAAAGTTTAGGTCAATACTTTATCGATATTGAGGGAGATTACAAGTATAACGTAGAATTTGCTACACTTTCAGAAGTTGATTATAAAGTTTGTGCATTATATGAAGTTGCTACAAGCAAAACTTACGAAGTTCCTTATCACGATAAATTAGAAAAAGAAGATATGAAGTTATTTTATGATAAATGGTTAGAAAAAGATCAACAGGAAGAAACTTATATCGAGAGCGTATTCTTCGTAAATAGAGAAGACGCAGAAAGTTATATTAAAGATGTGTTGAAAGGTAAAGAAAGTTTAACAGAAGTTGCGGAAGAAATTGGATATTTCGAATAAAACAAAACCGGGATAAATTCCCGGTTATTTTTGTGTCAAAAGTGTCAAGCATGTGTCAAAATAGTTCTATTTTATTCTGTTTTGTTCTAATGAAAATGCGCGATAAATGCTATATCTAAGCCTATTTCATGCTTGTTCTAAAATTAAAATTATCCCGCCGTCTCCACTATATAGCCTATAACCCTTGTGGTTATAGGTTTTTTGTTTTGTATTTAAACGTTTCTAGGTTAATACATATAAATGTTGTATTTATTATATAAAAATATTATAATATAATTAAGTCAACGACCATGCGTGGACTTTAAAAAACAAAATCATGTACAGTAGTAGCCGTCTGCTATGAGACTAGGCATTATAATTGAATATCATAGTGTTGATAAAGAGATATGATTAATGAGTGATTAGTCATATCTCTTTTTTACATATGCAAACATAGAAAATCAAACCATCACATTAATGTGTAATGAACTAAAGTTAACCTTTTAAGTAGAAGAGGTGGTTATTTGAGATATGTGAATAACGAGAAACATAGACATGCTTTAATCAGTCAATTAACTGAGAACCAAAGAGAAATACTGTTTAAGTATTATAAATACAGAAAAAAGAATATATTAATCAATGATATGTATCGCTATTCAGAAGAGTGGGAACTTATCGACTTTAAAGTAAATGAAAATTACCGAACGTGTTGTAATGATACGCCGTTATATTGTGAATGCGGAAAAGAATTAAAGTATCAATATATACTTCGATCAAAGTCAAAAGACACAATTATGAAACTTGGGATTGAACATTTTAAAGAACATAGTGGCATTCCAAATCGTATTGCATATCAGGTTAGAAAGAGTATATTTCTGTTAGATGATTGGTTGGATGATATACTCTTAAATCATGAGAAATTAATGAATGATTCAGAGCATCATTTTAAAGTTATAAACATGTATAAAGAGTGGACTACGATCTCTGAGTTAGATGTGAAAGATTTTAATTCGAATTCATCAAAGCCTATTACGAGAAAGAATATTGAATTAATTAATGATTTTAAAAAGTATAGTATGGCTTTGCCCACTAACATCGAACAGAAAGTCTTTGCTTTGATTGATTATTTTCATAGAAAGAAATATCTTGCGTATATAGAAGAACTAGAACGAAAAAGACGCATTCAAAGAGAAAAAGAACAAGAAGCATTGAGAAAAGAGCGAGAGTTAAAACGACAGCAATTATTAAAAGAGGCTGAAGCACGTAATAGTCAAAAAAGAAAAATTATGGCCAAAGAAAAGGCAGATAAGATGTTAATTGCTGAATGCAGAGTGAAAATAACAAAACTATTAGACGTACAAAATGTGATTGATATCACTACAATTTATAATGAATGTAAAATAGAGATAGACGAATTATTAAGATCGCATGTTAATACAAAGATTGTAAATGATATCGTAAATTCTATTAATAGATACACGATGTATAATGTGAAATTTCAGAACAACAAGCTATTTAAATCATGGACTAAGCGTTTTTGATAAGCAACATAGTCATATCCAAAATATATTGGATGAGTACAACTAAATTATATTACATTTATTAGCTTTGATATATTTAATAAAAATATTATAATATAAATGTCAATGACAATGCGTGGACGTTATAAACCGAAATACATTGCATAGCTAAGAATAAGTTTTAAATAACTTAGGAAAGAGAGCAAGTAGGACTTGTTCTTTTTTTAGTTAACGGTCGTGCGTGGACTTTCAAACAAGTACATTGATTATCGGAATTGAAATGTAAATTTCAATAAATGTAGACGAAGCGTTAGAACGAAAGGTTCTAACGCTTTTTAAAGATTCTTGAACATAAATAATATGATAATGCTATTTGGCAAATTTACAGTAGCTCATTGAATTGATAAGACACTTAAATTAAGCTTTTCTCAGTACAGTCAGGGCCCCAGCAAAGAGAATTTCGAAAAGAAATTCCACAAGCAAAGAAAGCTGGGGTTACAAAGGATTTCAAATTCTGTACCACGCTTCAATGATGTTACATCCAATTTCAATGTGGTATATATATAGTAAGCATACAAAAGTCAGCATGATGAACTAAGACAACTCGTTAGTATAGGAGCTATTGAAATATGGAATTATTAACGAAAGCGATTAGTTTTACGATGTCATCTCTTTCTACATGGCTAGGAAGTAAAGATTTATTTAAAGATGCAATAAAGCTGTTTGAATCGGATAAGAAGTGAAAGTAATTTTATGTTTTGAACTAGTAATATTGCAGAAAAAACAAGCATTTACGTTTCAATTAAAGAAACATGTAAATGCTTGTTTTGCTATTAGTTATCGTTGATTTTTTTACCATCTGTACGATCTGATTCGCCTTTATCTTTATGAGCCTTAGGGTTGTCTTTTTTGTGAGAACTTTTTTTAACATTATCTACTGAATCATCATTGTTACCACATGCCCCTAATAGTAAAAAACTTGAGAGTAGTACAAAAGCTACTTTCTTCATAAGTGTCACCCTTTATTTAATTATATTTAATATCTAATTGATATAAATATTATTACTATAAGTATGTCACACTTTTCTAAAAATTCAACAGTTAATAATATTTGATAATTTAAATTAAAAAATACCGGGATAAGTCGAAAAGTTGATTATCCCGGTAAAGTAATTGAATTAATTAGTTTATATATTGATTACACTAATTAGTTTGCACTATTATTTGATTCATCTGTATTAGTCTCAGTTGTTGCTTCTCCATTGTCAGATTGTTCAGCGGAGCTATTTTCTGAATATGTCTGTGTTTGATTTTCATTAGACTGATTTTCAGTACTTGAACTATTCTCTGTAGAAACATTTTCGTTCGAACCGCTATTATCTCCATTGTCATTACTATTTCTATTGTTTTGATTATAGTTTTGATTTGTGTCATCAACTTGATTCGCATTTTGATTAGTATTAGAAGAAGTATTATTTTGATTGTTTACAGTATTATCTTGTGTAGTATCTTGTTGAGTAGAAGGTGCTTCGTTAGTTGATTCTTCAGTTGTTGGTTGCTCTTGTTGTGAGCTTTGTTGTTCTTGAGTATTTAATTCTTCATTAGTTGATGTTTCTTCAGAACGATTTTGTTCTTCTTGAGTAACATTATTATCATCTTTGTCGTCATCTTTTTTGTCTTTTTTCTTTTTATCTTTAGATGATTTATCCTCTTTAGATTGCTTATCTTTAGATTGAGTTGCTTGATTTTCAGATGGATTATTACTTTCAATCATTTTATGAATGCCTAAAGCAAGCATGCTTAGTAGAATAATCGTAATTGCCATCGCAAAATATTTAAAGTAATTCTTATTTTTAAATACTGCCACAATAGCGAACAAGATTAATATAATCGCAATAATTAGTAATACCGTGCCTGTATAGAACAACAGTTTCTCCATACGCTACCTCCATTAAATTTACATCATTAATTGTATTGTACTACACATATAATATAATACATATTACCTTGTAATTAACATCTAATTACTATTTAAAAACAGTTGTGTAAACGTATAATTAATCAAGCTATTTCTCCTTATCGAAAATGTTAATCTCTTTATGCTCTTTACTTACTGAAACATATAAGTTTTCATCGTTAAGTTGTGCCTCGTTTGATGTTTGATTTAAGTTAATTTCAGCTAATATTTTGAAAGATCCATTATGATAAGGTTCAACAATAGATATTTCATTCGCATGTTCTTGAATCATCAAATGTCTTTGTGATTGATTATTTATTTTCCAGTTAGTCATATATTCACCTTTTCGTAAAAATAAAACTGGGAGTAGGATAGAATTTTTTTAAATTCATCGTCCCACTCCCAACTTGCTTTGCTTGTAGAATTTCTTAATGAAATTCTCTTTGCTTGGGCCTCACTCGCTAGGATGACTTGAAATGAAAAAGCATGATTTAAGCACCTTTTCAGTTCAGTCAGCTACTTCGAAATTGCAAAATAGCATCATTATTTCACTTATGTCCTAGGCTCAGCAGTTTAACTATTTAAAACTTTGCTCTATTTCGGTAAATGCTTTATTAGTAACGGTAATATCATCAATTCTATCTGCTGTAAGTTGTCCTTCAAGATAACCACGATCGATTAGAACTTTACAATTCTCTAAAAAATCATCGTATTCACGATCACAGAAATAATCATCTTGTGCTTTAATACTATCTCCAAAATAATTCGCTTCACTTTCAGATTGCCCTTCATTAGAACGTTCCATATATAATTTATAAAATTTAGCTATCGTATATTTTTGTTCTTGAGTTAATGAATCTAACAT